AAAAAAAAGAGAAAAAAGAGAAAAAAGAGAAAAAAGAGAAAAAAAATAAAAAAGATAATAAATAAAACAGTATATTTTGATTTATATATAATAAATAAGAGTTTTTGCATTTTAATATTTAACATAAAATATTTCTAATATTATTTAATAATATCCATAATTGAAATTCTTCATTGCATCCACCATTAATATTATTTTCAGTATTTGTCAAATCAAATAATATTTTAGATTTAATTTTATCATCTATTTTTTGTTTAACTATAAATTTAACATAGCATTCTAATATTGAATTGAATAAATAACCTTTATTATTTAATTTGCTTGATAAATTAATAACATCATCACAATTTTTAATATTTAAAATATATTTATTAAATTTTTTATATGTAATATATCTATTATTTTTATAAATATTTTTTTTATTTAACTTAATATTCATATATTTTAAATTTTGTAAAAATAAAATACATTTTCGCATGTCTCCTGAGGATAATTTAATTAAAGCATTAATTCCTGATTTTTTAATATCTATTTTTTCATTATTTGAAATTTCTAATATTTTTTCTTTAATATTATTGCAAGGTATTTCTTTAAATTTAAATTTCATACATCTACTTTGTATTGGTTCAATAATATTATGAATATTATTACATATAAATATAAATCTTGTAATATATGAATAAGTTTCCATTACTTTTCTTAATGCAGTTTGAGCGTCTTTTGTCATTGATTCAGCTTCATCAAGTATTATTATTTTAAATGGAGGAGATGGATAATTTGGGTCTTCTGTTGTTGTTTTTAATTTTGTAAAATTAATAATTTTATTTCTTACAACACCAATACCTCTTTCATCTGATGCATTTAATTCTAAAATATTTTGTTCTAATCTTTTAAAACCATATAATTCATAACATAATGATAAAGCTGAACTTGTTTTACCTACACCTGGAGAACCCCATAATAATAAATTAGGCATTTCAAGTGTTTTTGTTATATTAATCATAAAATTTATTATTTCATCTTGTCCAATAATATCTTTTAATTTAATTATTCTATATTTTTCAATCCAAGATGTTTTATCATTTTTAAATGCATATTTTTCATTATTCATATTAAGTTATAATAATATTTTATTATTTAAATTCAATTTTTATATATAAATATATTTAAGCGTTTTATTATATTATTATTTATAAATAATATTTAATATGGATGCTGTAAATTTAGTAAATAAAACTTGCAATGAAATTACTAATAAATTATTTAATTCATTAGCAGACAATTCCGATAATATTACACCAAGTGATAATATTGTTTCAACTAATTTTCTTATTTTTGGATATGAATTATCACTTTTTAGTATTTTCATAATTGTTATTGTATTAATTATTGTTCTTAAATTTCTTTATTCTTGGTTTTTTAGTTCTAAAAGTGAAGAAATTGTTAATATTACAAAAACAAATAATGAAACTTTAAATGATAGTGATGATGAAGATGATATTACAACAAGTAATAATGATTAAATTATTACTATTAAAAAAAATTATTTTAATTATCTATTATCAACAGTATTCATAATTTTAATTTTAAATTTTGTTGAAATACTTTTACCATATAATTTTGGAAGAGTTTTTAATAATTCTATCATATTATTAATAATAAATTCTATTTTTTCATCAATTGTTATTTCATCTAATAAATAACAAGACATGTCAATCTTATTTTCAACATTTTCTTTATTAAATGTTTCTTCATTATATTCAATTTCCTTTTTTAAATCAGTGATAATTATATTAATTATATTTAAATTAAAAAATGATGATTGATATAAATATACAATTGCCGATAATATTTTATGTGATTTGTCCTGCTCGTATTCTTTCATAATATTATCATATTCAAATTTTGTATATTCTCTTAATAAATTTTCAAATGTTTTTTTATCATTATTTTCATCAATAAAATACATATTTTTAATACTATAACATAATCTTGCAATAAAAATTTTATTAGCTTTAATTGTTGATTTTAATTTATTAAACACTAATACAACAAGTTCTTTAAATTCTTCAATATTATTAAATGTTAAACTCTTAATATTATTAACTGAATTATCAAAATTATTATTATTAAGAGTATTTAATGCTTCCATTATTACAGATTTATTAACATTATCTTTTATAGATTTTTTCAATACGCCATTATTTTTATTTTTTTTTTCTTGCATCAATTCCCAAGTATTATTATCCAAATAATTTGTAATAATCTCATTAGTTGTTTCAACCATATCAATGGTCTTTAACAATTCATTACTATCAAATACTTCCATTATCAATATACTATTATTAAATTAATATTTTTAAATAAATTTCAATTTTTATTTTCTTGTATAAATTGTGCTCTTCTTTCCAAAATATTTATCCTTAACTTCCTTCAAATTACCCTCATCCTTTTTAAATACATAATACCTATATAAGAAAGCAATATCCTTATATATCTTATTTTTATCACTTTCCTCAGTGTAAAATGAATATACCTTTTCATTAAAATTTATATTTCCTAATTTATTTCCACTAGTCTCATTATTAACAACATCATTTAAATAATTTCTACTATCATTATAAACTGTTTTAAAATTTTCACTTTCAATTAATCTCATATTACATTTTTCTTTAAATGATTTAATTATAAAATCATGATCCACAATATATTCAGGTTCAAATTGTTCATCATCAAAAATCCAATTTAAATGGACGTCTATAGTATCTCCTAAATGAGTTTTATTATTATCATCATATTTCTTTTTTAAACCAAATATCATTTTTTTATTTCCATTTTCATCTGTATGATTTAAAATATATTCATTATTATTCTTTAATAATTTTCTTATTTTTTCACCATCTAATACTTCAAATATTAAATAACCACCTGGTCTTAAATAATCATTTAAATTTTGACAAAAATTACTCCAAGAATTTTCATTCTTCAAATAATAATGTAATGACATACTTGAATTGGCTCTATCAAAATATGTTTTATTATTTTCTCCAAAAAATTTATTAAATAATTTTATTTGGTCTTCATCCATTCTACCAATTGATTTTATTTGGTCTTCATATGTTAATAAACATGTAGCATCTCCTTGAATAAATGACATTGGGCGGACATTTGGTTTTGTTTTTTTCATTTTATTATATCTCCATAAAGCTTTTTTATAACCAAAAATTTCATTTTTACTTGGTTCTATACCCACATAATAATCCACTGTTGCATAATAAAATTTTTCTATATCTCCACCTTGACCGCTTCCAAAATCTATGACCTTATATTGCATTTCATAATTATATAAGTAATTAATATAAGTATAAATAAGTTGTGATTTCACCCAACTTTGAAACCAACCAAAAGGTTTATATTTTTCTTTATCTTTATAATAATCTTCATCTTTAATAAAACTTTTTGGTCCTTCATCAATTTTACTTCTCATTTCTTTTATATATTTATCATACTTTGAATTATCTTTTAATTCCATAAAGTCATTATCCGTTACTGGTGACATTATTGTTTTCCAAATTTTATGTGCAACAGATAAGCTATTACCATAATTTGTTTTATATTTTTTAACATTTTCAGTTTTATCATATCTTGTTCTCATAGGTGTCCATCTCATATAATCATTTAATTCTGTAATTCTATCATAATAAAATTCCACAACTGTTTTATCATTAATTATTTTACCATCATTTGACCTTACATTTCCATCTTCATTTATTAATAAATAACATCTACTCTCTTTTTTATTCATTGAAAAAAGTTCTGGTTTTTCTTGACCTCCTATTTTATTTCCAGCATATAAATTACATATATAATAATAACTTCTTTCATCATTTGTATTTTCTTCAACTTCATCATTTTCATTATATGTTTTAATTGTGTCATCAAATACAACTAAAATTTTATTAGTTTTAGGGTCTTTTTCAAATTCAATATAAAAGTCAATTGAATTCATATTTTCTGGTTTCCATTTTAAATCAGATAATTTTGACTTTTTTGCAATTATTTCATATTTTTGTTCCAAAGGTTGATAAATTAAACCATCTAATTCATAAGGACATTTCATATTTTTATCTTTGGTAAATGTATTCCATAATAAATCAGAATAATAAAATATTTCATTGTCTTTTAAACCAAATACATCTACAAAATACTTTTTTCTTATAATTACATTATTTTTGGACTTTTTTAAATTATCCATAATATCATCATACATTGAATACAAATTATTTTTATGAACATCCAATATTTTATCTATATTATCTATTTCATCTGTTTTAATTTTTTCAAATTTTACATTTATTTTATTAATATTATTTATTAATTCATCCATTACAGATAATCTTTTCATTAATCTTACTTCATTTCTATAATCAACACCTGATAATACTAGACAATCAAATACCATATACAAATACTTATTATATTCCTGTATAAATATATATTCTCCATCCAATATACTATTATTAAATTTACTATTAATATCAATTCCAGTATTCTTCACATTTAAATTATTTGATATTAAATAACATCTTTTATCTTTAACTATTAACATATATCTTTCACCATCTGACTTATCAGTCACAGCATAATTATTTGGTAAATTATCAACTGTTTGTTCTAAATCTAATGAAACAGGTTGTCTCCCTAATAATTTAGTTATTGTCTCATTACTTCCTAATAAGTTTTTATACAAATCAATTATTTCAGTATTTTCTTCTACACTCATAATATTATTTGTTTGTTGAACTATCTTAATAATATTTTCACTTAATGAAAACATTTCCTCCATTGCAACCTTTTTATCACTTAATAAACATTCTAATTCTACTTCATTTTTTGATATAGCATCTTCTATGTTATTAATATTATTTGCTTGTTTTACAGATGTTAAATCAAATCTAAATACATTTTTATTCTTTGTAATAAAATAACTATTTCTACTTTTAAAACGATAAACTATATTATATTCACCTTTTTCAAAGTTTTTATTTACATTTGATAATTTACTCTTTTCTTCCTTTGTTAATTCTAATTCTTCATCCAATTTTACTTTAATATAATAATTTAATATTGTTATATAGTTATTAACATCCTTCACCTTTTTAATAACCTTTAAATTATCATTATTTTTTTTACCAATAGCAAGTTTTAATAATGTGCTAAAAATTAATTCATTTCTCTTCTTACTAAACATTTTAATATAATCATTTATAGTATCAATATTATCTATAGTTATTCTATAATTCTCTAATACATTTTCTTTCTTATCTTTCTTATCTTTCTTATCTTTCTCTAATACATTCTCTTTTGTTTTACAACTTAAGATTATATCTAATTGTGTGGAATTACTGAATTTATATTTATCATTTTTAGATGTTATTATATTTAATACACTATTTAAATTATTAAATCTCTCTAATGTTAATAAATCTGTTTTTTGAAATAATGATAATTCCAATTCATTCTTACTTTTATCATATTTATCTATAAATTTTTTAATTTTATTAATTACTTCTTTGTCTAAAGTATTTAATATAACCATATTCTTTATAATATATATAGTTATATATTAAAATCAATTTTTATATTTTATATCTATAATATCTCAAAAAAAAAATTGAAAAAATAAATATCTGGAGATTTTAACATATCAGAGTTAATTTATTAGTTCTCTATTGTTGTTTATTTGAGAAAATGCCCGGACCTAACTTTGTCTCAACTGTTTTCACCGTGAATGGTGATCACGTGACGCTTAACGCTGTTTCCAAAGGAAATTCATCTTATATGTTGGATTTCAACTGTAAGGGATACAAATCTCTCAAAAGCTCTGATGAAATCAATCGTGATGGAAAGAGTTTTTATCTTTCCAGAAACTTTCTCAATGAGAAAAAAGAGAGTTCTCCTTCCAACAAAGGAAAAATTCCTTTTGAAGAGAAGAAATTCTCATTGAATGGAGCCGAAGTTTTGATTTCATGTGTTCTGACAGACACTGGATCTTATATGTGTAATACATATTCATCTACTTTTGGATTATTAAAATCCGCTGAAACCATTGAGGCAAACGGAAAGACTTATCGTCTTCAAGAAAAGTATCTCAATGTCACTGATTTCAAGAGAATTGAAGTTTCAGCTCTCTTTGACAGAGAAGATGGATTTCAAGGCTCAGTCAGATTGACAATCCAAGGAAAGGATACTTCTTCTGGTGGTTTGATTATCAATCCAGAAATTTTTGAAGAGAAAACTTTTCCTGTGATTGGTTTTGTTTGTTTGATTGACAATAGACCTTGGAGAATTACTCAAAATTCTCATGGCATTTGGTCTAATCCAATTTCTTCTGGTGAAGTATTTGAAGTTTTTAGAGCTTCGAGACTCCCAAGAGATGATGAAAAGGCTTAATTGTCTCACGCTTAATGGAGGGATATTGCTTTTAGCAGGGACCCTACCAGTTGTATCAACAAAGTGTTGATTTGAGAGTTCTCTGAATGACTTTTAAGATAATTACTGTTTTCACCGCTTAATATGTTATAAGAATATATCGTTGTATGATAGTTCTTGACATTTTAAAGTGAATACTTTAACAATTTTGAAATGATAAGATGAATTTCTTAATAATATACTTTTATTTATTACCCTATTTTATATACAACCCCCCATAAAAATTATTTTTTTAATAATATTTAGGTCTTGTTTTTATAATTTAATTCAATTTATATATATATATTAAAAAATTGAATTAAATTTTATATATTTATTAATTATAATAATGTCAATTTTCAATACATTTAAGCCATTAATTTTTAAATTAAATGAAAGCACATTTAATATAAAAGATATAGATTATAATATTGAATTCAGTAATGATAATTCATATCCATTACTTAAGTTAGGTTATAATCATTTTATCTTACAAAATTTACATAAATATAATACTGATGGATTAAAAAAGAATGAAAATAGAAGTAATTTAAAATATATTACAGAACCATTTACAATTAAAGAATTCACATCAAGAGAAGAAAAAAAAACTTCAATAATAGATAATGTAAATAATTTAATTAATTCAATTGATAAGAATATTCCTAAAGTGGATAATAATTATTTTACTCAATTATGGGAAATGATTTTATATTTTGATTTACTTTCAGATAAAAGCGTAAAAGTTATGAATATAACAGATAGTAATTCTTATTTTATTGAAAGTTGTATAATATATAGATTATTAATTAATAGTAAATTAGATAAAGATGAATTTATTGTAGATAATACAGAAAATAATTTTGTTAAATATTTTAAAAAAAATATTAATAATAAATACTCAAAAAATAGTATAGATTTAATAACAACTGAAATTCATAATATTGAAGGAGATAAAATTCTTTCAGAACAAAAATCATTTAAAACTATTTTAGACCATATTTATACTATTTTAGACGCACAAAGTAATGGAGGTGATTTAGTATTAAAAATATATGATAATTATACATATGTATCATTAAATATGATTGAATTTATTAAAAGTTTTTATGATGAAGCGTATATTTGTAAGCCTTTTACAAGTTTAAGTGTTAATTCAGAAAAATATTTAATATGTAAAAATTTTAAAAAATCAAAAGTTTCAAAAGATGTAATGGAAAATATTAAAAAAATAATAAAAACAATGAATGATAATAAAGATTATAATATATATTATTTATTAGAAAATTTAGAAATTAATGATAGTAATATTAAGTTATATAAAGAAATAAGTAATAAAATTTCTCAACATCAATATATTGGAATTAATAATATGTTTGAATATTTAAATTTAGAAAATAAATTTGGTTCAGAATTTCATGAAATTTTAAATAAATATGACAATGCTACTGAATTTTGGTCTTCTGTATTTTTAAATAAGAAAAATTTTGATAATATTAAATATTTAAATTCTAAAAAAAAATCTTCTAAAGGTGGTAAAACATCTAAAAAAACTAAAAAATAATTTATTTAAAATATTTTTATTTATTTTATAATTTTATATTATAAATGATTAATTCTGAAGTAATTTTACAATGTATTTTAATATTATCTGCTTTTACATTATTTTATACATATAAAAATGATTTTAATGTATTCTTACTAACCTTATTACTTATTACAAGTGCTTTATGGTGTTATACATTTATTAATGAACTTACAAATACTTGGTCTAATAAAATTAATAAAACAGTTGAGAATATTGAAAATATAGTTGGAAATA